ACTATCCCAAAATACAACTACTTTATTGAAGTTGGTTTCTTCTAAGAATTTACGTAACGTATTTAAAAAGTGCCAAATACCACCTACGTGTTCACCTTTATTATACAGATCACGAGCCCCGTGAAATCCAATTTTTAATAAATTATTACCGTCAACCAATAAGGTTTTTGACATTTTTTTTAATTTAATAGTTACTACTCAACTTCTTCTTTTTCTGCTTTCAAATCAAAGTCACCATCAACTCCGATTATATCTTTCCAATAGTCAGCATATTCTTTCTTATACTTTTCTATTGATGCCTTTTCTTCTGTTGTATCTTTACCTGGTAAAAATCCGTGTGGAGTTACAATAATTCTCCCGTCCTCAAAACCAAGCCCATTAATGTGGTTTTTCATAACCGACACTTTTGTTCTTGAAGCAAACTTTACAGTTCGTTTGTCTTTTGTTGCCGTAATCTTTGTTGTTCCCGCACCTTTTTGATTACCAAATAAAAATACCAAAGAAGAGTTTAACCAAATTGCTTCACCACCTTTTGCTTTAATCTTTGGTTGTCCAAATGGATTGTCAGGTAATTCTACCCAAGGCTGATTAACAATGATTAAGGTATTTTCATATTTAGAATCTGCTTTACGAGATCCTGAAATTCTTTGGTTAATACCCATACCAATTTTGTCGGCTAAAACACTTGCATTGTGTTGTTTACCTCCTTTACCCTCGTAAGTCATTTTACAAGGAACTGATCCAACTGAATCCCACATAATACAAAGTGAATAATCTAATTCACCTTTTTCTTGCGCATCCAAAAGATCGTTAATGTAATCTGTGATCTGTTCGATATAACTAAAGTTATTATTGAACAAGAAGAATCCGTCCCAAGTTAATTCACCCGTTTCTTCATCAACCACTTCATCACATTCAAATCCCATAATCTTGGAGTGTTCAAAAGACCATTTTTGTTCTGTGATTATGAAAACAGGAAGGATACCTTTTTTTTGGGCATCCACCGCGGTTTTAATAAGTGCGGTAGTTTTACCTGTATCAGAGTGACCCAACAACATGTTAAGATGTCCGATCGCAGGTCCTGGTAATCCAACCGCATCCAAGAAGTCAGGACCAAGATCAAAAAATCTTTGTGGTTTATATTTAGCATCGGAAGAAAACTTTTTCTTCAACGAACTAAAATCGTTCTTTTTAAGTGCCATTATAATTCGTAAATTTTAAAGTTTTTAATTGTTTCTAATTTGTCATTTGCATTTGTTAGTTGCTCAACTAAATTATCCATTTCTTCGGTGTGTTGTGGATGTTCTCCAATACCAACTGAGTTTGTAAAATAAACATAAAGTCTTGCTTCAGCATCTGCGATTTCTGCCTCATATTTTTTTATAAGGGCTTCTTTTAATTTTTCTGCGATGAATGGTTTCATATTTTTTCTTTTTTAAAATATAGATGTTTTTGAGTTAAGTTTAAAGTTATTTTTTATAAAAAATTTGTTCATAATAGTTGTCTCGGAAAACCGGTTTCAACTCAAAGGTTCCAGTATTATTTTTAGTCATCGAGTCAATTCTTGAATATAATTCCTCTGTTGTAATTTCTCCAAAACCAGAAATGTGATAGGTACTCATACCCCATCTATATATCATGGTTGGTTTTCCATCATCCTCGTAAATTTTAGGATTATGTTGGAAAGTTATATCATAGTCTTCACCAAAACTAGTATTTGGAAATTCAATTCTGTTTAAATAACTTTTTGTATAAATGTTGCCATTGTTAACATTACCACAAATTTTTTCGTATTTGTTATTCAAAAAAAAGTAGTGAGTTTTGGGTCTGTAAATTTCATAATCAGGATTATTAATTATAAAATTTTTAGATATTTCCAAGGCTTTTGGTCCTAAGAGGTCATCATCATCCAATCGATATATGTATTCACAACTACATTTTTCAAAACCCCACTCAAGTTTTTTAGACAAACTTTCAAACCTTTGAGGTAAATTGAAAATTTTAATTTTTGGATGTTGATAAATATAATGAGTGTTAGGACTATCATTTATTATAACCATTTCACAATCCATACAATCTTGTAAAAGAAAAGACTGGATTGCTTCTTCCAATAAATTATGTCTTTGGTAGGTTAAAGTTAAAACTGAAATCATAAAAAAAGGGCGTAAATTTATATCTACGCCCGTATTTAAAAATTATTAAAATGGTAAGTCTTCGTTTACTTCATCATTTGCTTGTGGGTCCTCAACTTCGTTGATTGATTTTGGTGTTGTTTTTCCTCCCATAGAAACTTCAGAAGTCTCGTCGTTTGAATAAACATATCCACCTTTTTCCGAATCCCATCTTGGTGTTTCTCCACGAGCTATAGCTTCAAGATATTCCACAGGTTTTTTTGAATAAACATCTTCCCATGACATTTCATCACCAACCCATTCAGACATTTGATTTGTGTCATCTGAAATTGGAGATGGGTCATCATACATAACAGTTTGGATTACTGTATATGTTGCTCCTTTTGGTGTTTTAGCCTTTGTTAATTCAAGAATCAAATCACGACCACTGTCAGGATCTGTAATATCTCCTTTAGCCTTCCAAATTGGAATAATTTTATCAAGGATTCCTTCTTGTTTGTAATTGTGTTTGAATCTCCAAAACTTAACTCCGTCTTGTTCGTTGTCTCGATCAATAACTTTGACAATATAGAATTTTCGAGCCTTATATTGTTTTGCAAGTTCTTTATCAGATTCTTTTCCTGTTGACATAAGTTCTTCGTAAACTTCGTTCAAAGGTGAACGCTCGTTGTCATTTTTTGCTGGATCATAGAATTTTTGCCATTTACCATCTACTTGGATTTCGTGAAACCAAACTTCTTTGAAGGGTGATGTTCCGTCAGTAGTGGGTAGGATTCTGATTTTTCTTTGTCCTTGTTTTTCATTGTCTTTAAGAAGAGCTGCGAAGTATTTCTTCATTCTGTCTTCTGATGACATTTTGTTTGTTGTAGATGAACTACTTTGTGATTTTTCGTACTGTGCAAGTACTGCGTCTAATGAATTTGTCGCCATGTTTTAAAAATTTAGAGTTTATGTGTTAAAATTATAATTGTATAAAAAGTTATAGTCAAATTGTGTCAGTAAAAAAATTTAAGGTCGAAACAAATCGACCTTAAATTTATGAGTTATATCGGTTCAATAAAATATCATCTTCGTCTTCCATAGGTTCGTTGAATGTTTTTTCTATTTCTGACGGGCTAAAGTTTTCCACATCATCTTTTGTCAAAACATATTCATTTTTTCCACTTCTTTCCATTTCTTCTTCTTTGTCTTTAAAGAAGTCTGAAAGGTTTTGTTTAAATGGTCCTGAATCTAAGCTTCTTAGTTCTAATTTTTCTTGTGCCGTTTTTGGTCTATATTTTTCAAGTTTGGCATCAACTAAATCAATTTTTTGAACTAAACTATCCATCTCAGCTAGTTTTTCTTCCATATTTTTAATTTGATTAAACAAGTTTTCAAAATATTCTTCTTGTTTATCTGCCATAGTTTTTTGTGTGTCCACTAAGTCGGTAATATCAAGTTCCTCAATATCACCTTCATCACCTTCAGGTGAAACTTCTTCAACATCAGGATCTTGAGCAACATTTACTTCACCACCTGGAGTTGCGCCTGTAGCTTCTGTTGGTGCGGGTGGTGGGGGTACCGCCGCAACATTATCGGGTTCGGTAGGTGCATCAGCCGGTGGGGGTGGTGCTGTTGGGTCTTCTTGTTCTAAGATATAATTATTTATTGATTTATATCTTTTTATTTCATTGAGAATTTTTTCGTCTATTTTCATATTATCCATTTAGTAATGTTTTTATACCATTTTTGGTTTCAACCTGTATTTTTTTAAATTGCTTCATGGTGTTATCAACTCTCTCAATTAAACCATCTTTCATTCTAACTGTGTAACAATCACCTGTGTCCAAGTCACAAACTTGTTTTGTGCCGTCACCCATATCCTTTTCAGAAACCCTTGTATTTTTACCCAAGTAGTTATCTAATATTAATTTTGTATTCATGTTCTTTTTTTTATAAATATCTTTTTTATTGAAAAAAATTATTTTGTTTTACATAAATATTAAACTTGTTTAGAAACTGATGTTAGAACATCTAAAGCTTTTAAGAATTCTGATCTAAGTTTTGTAATTTGATTTTCATCTTTTTCAATTTCCGTATAAACATTTTGGTTTTGATTAACTGGATAGTATAAAACATATAATTTGGCTAAGGTGTATGCATCAGCCTCTTTATCAGGAAATTGGCTGAAGTTAAACTTAATTTCTTTTTCAAAGTTAGCCTCTAAATTACGAACCGCATAATAGACAAATTTTAAAAAGTCCGTCAGAGATCTGAATGAAACTACAGGTAAATTTGGATTTGAACCTCTCGATACACAGTAATACCTTCTGTTTATAAATTGGAAAAACTCGTTACCATAGGTTTCATTCAAAGCAATCGTACTAAAATTGTTTTCATATGATTTTATTCCTGAACCATTACTTGTACCACTATCAACATATACAAATGTAAACATGAATGTTGAGAGATATAAGTATGTTTGTCCTGTTGGACTTTCACCAAATCCAGTAAGAACAGAGTCAATCGTATTATATAAATCTTGTGTTGAGTAACTTGTAACAGAAGGAGTCTCGGTTACAACAAAATTTAAATATCTTGGGTTGATTTGAGTTGCACAATCTTGATTCTTTGTTAATGTGTCTTCACTATCAAGGTTTGCAATTGTATTTTGTGCTTGAATTAAAACATTAACTGATTGAGCTTTGGTTTCAATTTCTTGCTCTCTTATTTTTTGTTGTAATTGTGAATTTAAAGTGGTATTCAATGTTTGTAAGAAATTATCAACTGTTGGTAAACTATAGAAAGGTTGTCTTACTCCTTCAAAAGTAGTTTTAAAGTTGTTCTCATCTATGGTGTGTGTAACACTCAAAATCATATAAGGACCTGAGAACATAGGTACATTTCTTAGATTAAAATACATCATAGGTTGTATCAAAGCACATCCCATCATATCAACCGAACAACTATAACTTCTATTTTTGTATAAGTTGTAAAGAGAAACATTTTGAGTACTAGATCTTCTATTCTTCTGAACATTAGCCATTTGGTCCAAAATTGCCAAAGATTCGGTTGTTGGTTTACCAGGGTCTTGAGAAACACTAAACGATGTAAATAATTGTTGGTTTTCCCTTGTTATGTCAATATTAAATCCAACTATCTTGTTTGATTTATCCCAATCTGTTTTGTTTGCCAAATTTTCAATCAATGGATTATCACTTGCCCTTCTTAAGTCAAAACCATCATCTCTAAATCTGTACTCATCATTCATTTTTAAATGCTCACTTGGTTTACTTACATAATAACATAAAAATTTTGGTGAACTTTCTCTATAATCAACATTCAAATAATTTCCAAACATCATATTTCCAACTTCTAAAGTTCCATCAGGTCTTGGGGTTGGATTTTTAGCTGCATCTTGGACATTATAAAAATTAACATATGCTGGTAACATAAAGTGTTGGAAGTTATTAGTCACTAAAATTGTTGTGACCATGTCTAACAATGTGTTTCTATACGAATTAGACCCTTTGTTTTTTTCTGTTTCTCCGTCTTCAAGTAAATTGATGATCCCAAATATGTCGACTAAAATTTTATCCCCAACATTTCTGCTGGCTCTGTCGACTAACATTACATCTTCAAACAAAGTTTTTGTTTCAAAATCAAAACCTGCAATCCAAGTATCATTTAAAGCCTTAAATGTTTCCCATAATTCAGTTCTTGTTTGTTCTGTAAATCCTGCCTCTAATCCTGCTCGAGTTGCCGAGGTATCTTCACCAATAATAACATTTGGTAAGTTTTTTCGAACCAATGGTAACATAACATTCAAAACATTACCAATGTAGTTTTCTGATTCAACTAAGTAGTTATCCATTAAGTTATAAAACTTTGTTAAATTCAAACTACTATCTTTTAACTTTTGAGTTGCAAATATTTTAATAATCGGTGCAAAATCTTGAACATTTTTTTCATTAAAACCAACATTCATTTGAATGAAAAAATCAGTTATGTAAGATCCGCTGTTTTTATACTCTAACTGAGGTATTGTTGAGTTACCAACATAAAATTCTAATGCCTTCCACACATCAGGATTTTGAAGTTTGGATTGTGCAAGTGTTACTTGTGGTGGTAAATTACCCTGTTGATAAGGACCATAAATTATAGGGTCTTCTATGTATCTTGTTGAAAAAGTCGTATAAAGTCTTTTGTTGAAATTAGTTGGATTGCCGAATCTAAATGCCACATTATAATTCAAAAATTCACCTAAAACTGTTTGGAACTTTTGATTTTGTTGTGATATTATATTTTCCAACTTTGTTTCTGGTGTTGTTCCCGTTGGTTTATTGATGAGCATTAAAGTTCTCATCAGGTATTGGAAATTTTTATAACTTTTTTCGTTGTCGGATTCTTGACTCAATCTTTGTTGCGATCCTGCCACTGACTCGGCCTGAACATTGTAGTTTGGTAATGTATCAACATAATCATAAATTGACCTACTAAAATTCAAAAACTCATATTCAAATTTATCTAATAATTCTAAATCAAATGCGGTATAAAGTTCTTCGAAATTACTGTACTCAGTAACTATTCCGTTTATTGAAAAGTTTTGTTGATTTGATTTATCTGAAATTATTTTTTTCAAATAAGTGTCTGGGGTGTTTTTAACAACTTTTGAATTATCGAACCAACCATATTGTGGTACATTCCAAAATAACCTCACCGAACCATTATACATTGCAGGATTAGATGATAATTCATCCAACATTTTTTCATTTTTAAAAGTTTCAAGTTTAGCTTGATTAATATTAGAACCAAAAGATGGTGTTACATAGTAAGAGTCGGGATCCAAGTTACTTCTAACAATTACGGACCATGG